AACAGCTGCTACCAGCGCATACACTGCAGTACCAAATACTCGTTACCAGTTTCAGCTAAGTGCAACTGCAACTGCTAATGTAGGTAGTGTTTCTCAAGATATTGAAAATATTCCTTCGTTTAATATAGCTGGCACCGCGTATCAAGATACTGCGATATTTTCATTATTTAAAGTAAGAGTTTCGCCTTTCTCTCCTACAGCTTTAACTCTCGAATACGTACTACAAGAAGGCTATACAGGTTCGTTCTATTCTGATCGCAAAATTCAAGATCCAAACGGGGGCCAGCCACAAAGCTATTTTATAAACACTCTTGTAAATAATACCTCCCCAAATTTAACTATATTTGTAAATCCAAATATCGCTGATAATACATCTTGGTTAGATAGTAACGGTAATGCTAATAAAGCTATAAGAGTATTAAGATCTACTTCAAGTATATTCAATACGGCTTCAGGTGGTGGACACGCTGCTGCAAATAACCTATACGCTCTTGGGGTTTACTCTCCTACACTTGGTACAGAAAATCAAAAAGTAGTAGGCAACGTAAGTACTAAAGTTGACAAGATATTGAATCTTGCTCAAAACCCAGACACGTTAAGTCTTGATGTAGTAATTGACGGTGGTATTTCAACAATCGCAGCGGCTGGTTCTGCTGCATTTGATGATACCTACTGGAGCGGCTCATTAAAAACCAACGTACAGGCCTTAACATCCTCAACTGGTAATGCGGTATCAAACGATACAGTAAATGCTTGGGTAGGCATTACAACAAAGTTTGATAATTTTGCAAGAAATGAACGTAAAGACTTAGTATTCATTTCTGATCCGTTACGTTGGGTATTCGTACAAGGTCAAAACTTTAAGACCTTAGATGACAAGAGCAAAAATTTCTCTCAAAACATTTACTGGCCATTGCGTAACCTTTATAGTAACTTAAATTCGAGTTACTCTACAACTTACGGTAACTGGGCAAGAACAACTGATCAATACACAAACAAAAACGTTTGGTTGCCATTTTCTGGTTTTGCAGCTGCAGCGTTTAGTCGTAATGATGCAATTGCTTACCCTTGGGGCGCGCCTGCAGGTTTAAATCGTGGTACTATTACTGGTATTAATGACCTTGGTGTAAATCCTCAGCAAAAGCAACGCGACTTACTCTATAAGGTGTCTGTAAACCCAGTAGTGTTCTTCCCTAACGAAGGATACACAATAATGGGTCAAAAGACCTTACTCAAAGCTCCAAGCGCATTTGATCGTCTAAATGTACGCCGTCTGTTCCTCTACTTAGAAAAGTCTGTGTTTAATACAGCTAAATTCTTCGTATTCGAGCCAAACACTACATTTACTCGTAGCCGTTTAGTTAATACAATTACCCCGGTATTTGATCTTGCTAAGAACACTCAAGGCTTATTCGATTACTTAATTGTATGCAATACTACAAACAACACTCCAGAGTTAATTGATGATAATACTTTAGTAGTAGACATTTATATCAAGCCAGTTCGTACTGCCGAATTTATCTTGGTCAACTTCTACTGCACAAGAACATCTCAAAACTTCCAAGCTAGAGACTTTGCCCGTGACTATATGTTACGGGTAGTCTCTATCGGGGAAGATACATTCAACGAAGACGATTTCGTTTATATTACCACCGCTAATCTTCCTGACCGCACTATTAGTAATCAAACCGCAACTTATATGGGGCTTGACTTTAATGTGCCGGGTACAGTAAAGTATCCAGGTAGTAACGCTTGGGCTGTGACGTTCCGTAATGATAAAAACGGGGTCATTCGTAAAAAATTCGAAGACTGGCAAATCGGTAAAGTTTTTGATGATGCTACGAGTACTGGAGATTTATCTCCACGCGGAGTTGATAAAGTAATTCAGTTAAACCTTGTAGATGATAAATTACAAATAGTTAATACGTATAAATTATACGGGGTTTATGTAGTATCTTTAGGAAATGTAGCATATAATGTTGCAGGTACTGGTACACCACTAACGTTTAATGCAACGCTAGCATACCACTACTGGCGCCACGAATAAAACTCACAAACCCCCGTAAGGGGGTTTTTTAATGTACAGAGATAAGTATCTGTATGGCTGATATTGTTAAGCTGCCCCCATTTGTAGTAAACGAAACTCCGTTACGAGGATCTGTCTCAGACGATTCTTTAAAAGGCTTTTATCAAGCAGCTCAACGGCTAGGGTTTGCAAAAGACAATTTATTTAGAGTAACTAATATAACTAATATAAAAGAGTTACAAACTGGAGAAAGAGCTATTAACAGATTTTTTACACCAAGTAAGTTACTTTATGTAAAAGCAGGTAGTATACCAAGTAGAAAAATAAGTACGGCTAAATTAAACTATAAAAATTTTAGCTTTAACGTACCAATTGCAGCATCTTACCCTAGTTCTTTAAATTGGGCTCTTACTTTTTACTCCGACGATACCTATCTAATTAAAGACATATTTGAGTATTGGAGTCAACAAGTTTATAATGAGCACGGATTTAAATCTAATCAAACCGCTCATACGGATATAACTTTAACGTTATACAAACCAGTGCAGTTAGGAGCGGGTAAATTAGAAAGAGGAAACAGAGAAATAAAAGACAAAAGATCTAAACAGGATAGAATAGATATTTTTAATATGCAGCCGGTAAGAGATTATAAACTGTATGGTTGTTTTCCGATAAATCTCGGAGATATAGCTTATAATACTACCACTGCAGGCGGTATAGCTTCTATAACTACAACATTTGCGTTTCAATATATTGGTTCTAATGAAACTACAGCTTTAATAAAAAACACATTGCGTTCAGCTGTACCGGTAAATAATCAAATAAACCCTAACCTAGCAGGTACAGCCTAAGTATTATTAAGATGGCAACTTATCAGACTAATCAAAATATTTCAAACTTTTATAGAGTAGCTACTCAAAAAAAGTTTTCTAGAGATTTCCAATTAAGAGTTAATAGTTTTATTGTTGCTGGCGGGCAAGATTTATTTGGTGAAGATGATTTGGTATATGTTAAAAGTGCAGCTCTTCCTTCTCGTAGAATAGAAAATATTAAAGCTCCGTATATGGGGCTCAACTTTAACGTACCGGGAGCTGCTACTTATCCTAATTCTGAAAGCTGGAGTATAACTTTTTACGCAGACCAAGCATTAGAGCTTCGTCAAAGATTAGAAGGTGCGATGTCAAATACATTTAGCCCCTTTAATAGTCAAAATAATAATATTACTTTACCAGGTACAGAAAATGTAATTGATTTAATTTTATTAGACGATCAAATGTATACAATTAGTACATATAGTCTTTATGGGGCTGGGTAAGCGAAGTTGATAGAAGTTCAATCAAACAGCAACAAGGCGGTCTGCTCGGTACACTTAACGCAATTACTAATACAGCTCGTAGCTTAACCCGCGCCACTCAAGCAGTAGGGCAAGTGTTTAGACGTTAAATTTAATTAGTATGCCTATTGACAGTCCAACTCTCGGACCGAAAGGATTAGGTAGTACTTCGGAACTAGCCTCAATATTAAATAATTTACAGAGGGAAGATAATACTTTTTCTATACCTTCTGAAGCAAATTTTATAGTAAAGATTGATAGCATCCCTTATTTAGCTATTAATAATGTTATACAAGATTATTACGATGAAAATGCTCAATGGGAAGACATTCGTGGTTTACGAGGGGAATTAATTAAATTTATAGAAGAAGATAAAAAAATTAATGGCCGGATAGTATTTGCTACCGGAGTAACAATACCTGGAGAGACTTTAGCTAGCGGTAGAGTGGGTCCAAGCACTAATACAAATGTACACGGTAATTTGCTTTCAGCGCCTGTTATTAAGGGCCGTAATGATCCTAATAATTTAACAATAAGTTTTATAGAAACTAATATTTCCTTTACGGATTATATTTTAAGACCATGGTTATTTGCAGTAAGCACCTTCGGCTTGTTCGGCCGACAAACTGAAAATCAAAGAGTGAAGGGAAATCTTGAGGTATGGCATATAGACGGGTTTTCTAAAAATAGCAATTCTACTCGCAAACAAATTACATATATTGACTGCGCTCCAGTTTCGGTTCCGGATTTTACGTATGCTTACGGGGAAAACGGCAATGTACGAGTGGTAAATACGAATTGGACATATAAATCATACAAGATTACCAATATTGATGGCGATAGATCGTAATTATGTTCAAGTTAAAAGCTTTTTTACCAAGTCAAAAAAAATTTATATATGTTAAAGAGTTAAACTATAAAACATATAGAAATTTGGTAAAATCTTTGTATGTTGGAGATAAGTTAAAGACTATCGAATTGTTCAATTTTATTTTGCAAGAAATAATAGAGGTAAAAGAGCTAGTAAATTTAACAATTATTGATAAACTTGCAATTTTTTTAACTATAAGAGAAGTTTGTGTGAGCCCTGATTTAAATTTAAAATGTACCTGTCCGGATTCAAATGCGAGTTTTAACTATCAAACAGCAATTAACGATATACAAAAAACCTTAGACGAATTAATAACTGAAGTAACAGTAAAAACAGATAATTTAACTACAAAGCATAGTTTGTTTACGGGTATAAAAGACGAAACAATACTATTAACGGAAAATAATTCTGAAGATCTTTGTGCGAGTATTACTGAAATAATTACCGAAAAAATTATAAAACTGGATAGTTATAAGTTTGACGAAAAAAAAATTATAATTGAACACTTACCAGCTAGTCATTTACTACAAGCCCGCTTGCAAATAGCTCAAGCAAAAAAACATAATTCGGAAAAAAATTTAATAAAAATAGTATCCCCGCATACAAGTAAAACAATTTATAAAATTACAGGCAATATAGATTCTACTGCATTGTGCGAATTATTAGAGTATCTTTTTATAGAAGAACTTAATAATGTTTACAAAGCTATGTATAACGTTGTTACTCATTGTAAATTTAGTGCTGAATATGTAGATTCAATTACCCAGCAGAAATACAAGTATATTGGAATTACTTTTTAGAAGAAAATAAAAAAAATACCAACACAAAAAATAATCCAAAAACTGAACATAATACCGAATTTGGCTTTTAAATATGAATAACATACAAAATGTACTCGATACCCTTAAAGATTATGCAAATAAAAATATTTTGCAAATCTACATACCTTCTTTAAAAAGAGAAGTAGGTTTTCGCCCTATTACCGGAGCCCAGCAAAAAAAACTATACGACGCTGGATATGATAATTTAGTTTTTCGTACTAAGTTTATTATAGCAACATATGAAATTATAACAGAGAATTGTTTAGATTGGGATATAACTAAGGAGTTTAATGTGCTAGATAGACTAGCTATTCTTTTAGCATACCGTAAAACTCTACACGGGGATATAATTAAATCCGAATACGGAGATGCTGCAGTAGCAGAAAGTATAGATAAACTAGCTAAGATACAAGACTTGGCTAAGACTATTGAGTTTGATAAAATAAAAATTGATATAGAAGTACCTAAAATAATAGAACAATATAAACACGAAAAAGAGCTGAGATATCAACAAACTCTTGCAAAAAACGATGTTAAAAATTTTGTAGAGGCATTAGGAGATATGTATATAGGAGAAACATGCAAATGCATAAAAGAAATTTATGTAGAAGGTGTTTTGATAAATTTTAAACAGTTTACGCCGCAAGAGCAAATAGCAATTGTTGAAACTTTACCAGTAAATTTAATTAATAAAGTAGGAGAGTTTATTAGAATGCTTTTTAATTTAAATACAGAGGTATTAACTTTAAAGGCTAAAAAAGAAGGTATTGAGACAGATATAGTCTTGAATATTAATACAGAGTTTCTCGTAGAAATATAACTACAGAGGCAGCCTAAGTATTTCGATGCCGGAAAACGAACAACTCGAAGACGTCTTAAGAAGACTGCTTGCAGTATTATCTAAAGAGGATCAGCTCAACGTAGGAGTTGCTGGCGGGGATTTTAGCTTACCGGAGGATTCTTCTCAAATTCAAAAACTAAATGATAATTTACAAAAAATATTCGACCCCAATAACGAAGGTAGTTTTACTAAAAAAGTTAACGAATTAATCGTTAAGTTTGCTGAATACAAAAGTCTATCTGAAAATAATACTAAAGCAATAACTGAAAGCAATAATAAGACTTTAACAAACGGATTTGAAATCTTAAATAAATCCGTAGAAGAGTTAAACAAAAATTTTGAGGTAGAAAGAAAAGCTCGTTTAGAGAAAGAAGAAAAAGAGAAAGAAAACCGAAAAAAAGAAATAAGTGAACAGATATTAAATAAAGCTGTAGAGGATGCATTAGCAAAATATGATAAAGACATAAAAAATGAAAAAGGCTTAGACGCATCTGAGTTAAGAAGTAAACTAGATACGATGTCTGTATTTGATAAAGACTTCGAAAAAGTGCTAAAAGCAGCTGAAGAAGCAACTGCAGCTCAAGAAAAATATTTCAGAAAAAATTTAGATAAAACTACAGCTGAAATTGAGCTAGAAGAAAAAGAAGCCCGAGAGGCAAAAATAAAAAGCTTAAAAGAAGAAAAAGTTAAAGATAATGATATACAAAGACAAATAAAAGAAGCTATAACTGCTGCTAACACTCCGATAGCTACGACAGCTCAAACAAGTGAAAATACTAACAAAGAACTTATTGGCTCTACTTATCCTGTAAAAAAACTGCCTGGGTATGCGCCTTCTCCTCAAGAAGTAGCACGAGACGAAGAACGTCAAAAAACGGCTTTATTTAAAGTCAATATAGTAGATATTGATCAAAAAGCGTACGATAAATTAAAAGATTTGTTTGAAGAGCTAAATTCAGGACCAGCTTTTATGGCCGGAGAAAGTGGATCCAGTACTAATCTCTACCCTGG